ACCTGTATCATCTGTTATGCCATTTCTTGCTCTTACTGTTCCATCAAAATATGCACCTTGGCTAGAATTAACATATAAGTAATTATCACTTACTAAAACAACACCATCATTCCTAACTCTAAATAATGTTGCGTTAGAACTATCTTTAGCAATTAGTGTATCTGCTGTATTATCAGATGTACTTCCAGTTGTTGTAATAGCCCCACTAGATATAGTTCCTATATTGGTTAAGTTTCTTGAGGAATCTATTACTGTAGTGCCGTTAATTTCATAATGACCACTAGATGTAAGATTTACAACCCCTTGAATTGTAATATCATTACCTCTTGGATTTATAGTAAGACCTGCTGAAGAGATTACCATAGCACCATAGGCTTGTGTGTTTCTATTGTATGCAAGTATATGTGGTGCAGAACCCGATACCCCTATTTCAAGAGCCATCCCTGTGTAATCAGTAGAAGCAGTATCTCCATACCAACCAGTTGCTCTAATTTGACCTGCTGACCTTAAATCCCTATTAAAGTTAGAAATATCTGTACTTGTAATTGCACCACTAGATATAGTTCCTATATTTACAAGATTACGAGAATTATTTATAACAGTAGTGCCATTCATCTGTAAAACTCTACTTGCACCTAAATTTACAGAACTGGTTGTAAATGTAGCTGTTGGGTTGTTATTATGAGCGGCACCATTACCTATTTGAACAACACCACCACCATTTGTTATATAAAAAGTTCCTCTATTACCTATAATCCCATAACCACTAAAAATTGCATTATTACTTGATGGTTGTGAATTACTAGACCATAGATCAGTTGCTAATACACCATTATCTGCTGTAATAGCACCACTAGAGATAGTTCCTGCAAAGGTAGCTGTATTATTACCATCAAGCCTAAGTGCTGTACTAACACTAGAACCATCCCAAGTTTGAAAAGATAATGAATAATTATTCACTAAACCTTCAACTATTCTTGCATCTCCATTCGCCCAATCCAACATTCCACCTGAAGGCAAGTCAAATTCAGTTGCATATACTGTGCCTGTACTTGTAATTGCACCACTAGATATAGTTCCTATGTTTACAAGATTCCTAGCAGAATTAATCACCTGAACTCCGCCTATTTCTAAATTACCACTTACATTTATATCTGAACCACTGATATAAATTCTTCCATAACCACCCTGACCTAGAATTAATCTATTTGTAGAAGTTAAAATTACATCTGATGAAAGACTACCAACAATACCACCTGCACCTAATGAACCTGAACTTCCTCCACCACTATCAAAAGCTAGTTGTACATCATTCCAAGTAAGATCAGCTTCACCATTTATAGTTGTAGAACCACTTGCAGTTAAGATTCTATTATCAGCAAAGTTAGTGATACCTGTAATTAATCCTGTATCAGCACCCCATTCTAAAGTTGTTCCTGTAGATGGTACTTTTAAAACTTGACCTGCTGAACCTATGCTGTTGGGAATAGTGAAGGCACTGTTGGTGATAGTTCCCTCTATAGTGACATTACCTGTAAGATCTTGTTGAAAAGCATCACTATTTGAACTACTACCAATGTTTAAAACACCTGATGCATTTTTCCATATTCTATGACTTGTAGCATTACTGCTTGTGATTGCAATTCCACTTCCGGCACCATCACCACTTTGTCTAACATGCAAAACACCTGTTGAATTTACACCTACCCCACCATCTACAATAGCTATACCAGTCACACCTATACCAAGACCATCAACAGTTAATCTATTGGTAGAACCTACTCTATGTACTATTTCGTCTGCTACAGAGTAAAAAGTTAAAGCATCGCCTGTGTCTGCATTTTGTGTTTGTATTGCGAATAATAATGCATCATTATTATCTCTAAATAGAATTTGATGATCGTCATCATCTGAAGTGTCTTTTAATGTTAAAGTAGGTGAAGCGTTTTGTATTTTAAATTGATTAGAATTAAAAGTAGCATTACCTGTACTTGTTATACCACCTGTTGATGTTATATTCCCACTAGTATCAATAGAAACACTAGGTGTTGTGCTTGTGGCTGATTGCCCTATATGAAATTCAAGGGTTGAATCTGTTCTTATATGTGAATTTGCAGTACCACCACCAATGATACCTATACGCATAAATGAATCGCCAAATTGACCATTTGATATGGTTATTTGACCTGTATCACCACTTATTTGATCAACTAAGTTTAATGAACCATCAGATGTGACAATGTTGCCATTTCTGACCTGAAGTCCGTTTTTTACTATAAAATCTTTTTGTGTAGCCATCTTCCCTTTCCAATGTGCTTATTATTATTATGTCATCAAGCTTCTATTCCTGATACATTAAATTTAAATTCTGTTGAAGCAGACTGATTGGGGTCAATCAATAATCTTATATTTCCACCTGAAATATCGGCATCAAAAGTTGCTAACGAGGTATTTGAAAATATCGTAGCATATTCAGTCATATAGACTGTAGTACCATTATGCGTCAAAAGTATCTCTGTTGCATGAAAATTAGTACTTGATTTAATTTGTACTAAAACTTTTAGTGTTCTGTAAGTTGTTGCAGAAGCTAGTATTCTATTGGTCTGTGTAGTGGCTGTAGTCGTTAGAGTGGCTACATCTTGACCTATTAAGGCATCACCTACCCTTATAGTTGTAAAGCCTGATATCGTTTGTCCTGACTGATCTGTAGTAATACCACCACTAGCAGTTATTTGTTGTCCTACGTTTAATTCATTGGTTACAGTTACATCATTTGCAAAAGAAGCGTTTTTAGAAGTGTTAAAAGATAAGGCATTAGCACCATCCATTTTAAAAGTTATAGCAGTATTTGCCTCACCCGTATTTGTATCTGCTTCAAAAAGAAGATTGCCATTTTCTGCACTTATTTTTGCTTTTCTTGATGTTGCTTGTGAATCAATAAACTCAATACTTGGTGTTGGTGCTTGTAATGTTATTTGATTTCCACTACTTGTTGTATTTACTGTTATATCACCACTATTGATAGTTCCTGAAAGGTAGAGGTTTTGGAATTTTTGACCTGTAGCACCTAAATCAATAGTTCCATTAGCAGAATTTCCATTATATAGAGGATATAAACCTGTAGCTTGAAAACGTATGCCTGAGTGGTTAGCACCACCATTTATGTTTAAGTCATTACTAGCAACACTTATAGAGCCTTTTGTTGAGCCATCTTGTTGGAACTCTACAATAGAGCCATCATCGGTAAGACGATTAAATCTAGCAACATAAGCACCATCTTTAGTGCCAAATATTCCACCATTAGAACGTAATTCTGCACCTACTGTATTTCCTGATGAACTGATCTTCCCAACTAACAGATTGCCCGATGTATCAAATCTTCCAACCTCTCCTGAGCCAAAAGTAGAATTATTTACACAGAAAATAATACCTTTAGTAATACCACCTTGAACAACAGTAGAATTGTTTGAACTGTCATAACCAAACTTTGACCTAGCACCTGCTACTGCAATATTAAAGTCTGCATCTGAATCACCAATTTGTAGGTTGCCATCGTCAATAGTAGTTGCTCCTGCAATACCAATGTTTTGACTAGAATCAATAGTCATGGCTGTGGTCAAGCTACCAGTTGATAAACTTGTTTTAAAAACTAACTCACCTGAAACTGGACTTGTTGTTGGTTGTATGGCAGAAATACTTGCTTTAACTGCATCACCGCCACCACTATCATCTCCTGAATAAAATTCAATAACGCCTAAATCTGCACCTGCTGTTATAACGTTATTTTCATTTGAAAGTCTTAGTATTGGTGCAGTAGATGCGTTAGATAATTCAAGCGTTGTGCTTGGCGAAGTAGTCCCCAGTCCCAACCTCTCAGCACTAGCATCCCAAAAGAACTTGACTGTTGTTCCTGTGTCTTCGTAGAAAGAGATATCACCACTACCATCAACTAATAGAGCATTTATTTTTGTTTGTGTTCCTATTTTTACAAAATCTGAATTAGTTTGTGCTTGTATATATACGTCACCATCTGTTCTTGAACTTCTGTAAGTTTGTGATGCAGTATTACCATTAACAGTCAAACCTGTACTTGTAATAACACCACTATTGATAGTTCCTATGTTTACAAGATTTCTAGCTTCTGTAAGAAATTGTGTGCCAGTCATATAAAGACCACCAACTGCTGTAAATCTTACACTTGCCCAATTTAGTGAATTACCTATACCACCAAAATATAAAGTTTTAGAATTGTGTGCATTAGGTCTTATATAACTAGTTGCCCTAGAAAACTCTAAGCCATATCCTTTTAAATCTGTGTAAGAACCATCACTATAACTTGCTCTAATTAAACCTGCAGTTGTGCTATCACCTGAAGTTATTGATGCTTGTGATATATGTTGATCACCTATATTTAACTGTTCAGCACTTGCTTCCCAAGTAAGTTTTGCTGTAGTTCCTGTATCTTCATAAAAAGATATATCACCGTTGGATGCTATATTTAATCTAGATTTACTTTGTGTTTGAAGAATTACTGTATCTGAACCACTATTGTTTGTAACACCTAATGTTAAGACACCTGCTGAACCTAATAACATAGATGCATTAGCACCATCTTGTTTTATAGTTAATGGTAATACTGAATCTGTATCATTTATTGTTATTGTTGGTGAAGAAGCTTGTTCAACAGTCAAACCATCACTTGTAACTGTTCCTGTTACGTCAATGCCTGTGCTTGTGGTGGTTAGCTTTGTATCACCTGCCCTAAAAAGGGTAACACCTGTTGTTGAATTAAATCTAGCACTATTAACTGTGCCATCTTCAGATTGAACATAAGTATCATCACTTCTAAGCAAAAGATTGTTAGCACTTAATCTTAAATCACCAGTGCCATTTTCAGTAATAAAACTAGAAGTACCACTATGATAAATTTGTAAATCTGAAGAGTCACCAAAAACAGCTTTGCTATTGTCCTGAAAATATAAAGTGTCATTTAGATGCACTACACCTGAAGCATTACTAATAACATCTACATCAAGTGTGCCTGTAATCTGAACTCCGCTTGAGGTCGTGGCTAGTTTGGCATTACCACTATGATGTAAAGTTACTGCACCATCAGCTACGGCAATTAACCCATCTTGTCCTGATTTTGGTCTTATATAAATATTGCCATTATCATCTTGTATATATAAATCACCAGTTGAATTTCTTATTAAACTAGAACCACTATCATGGTATATTCTTAAATCATTAGAATCTCCAAGATATATTGAATCATTATCACCAAGATTTATGTTGCCATCTACAGATACACCATCAGCAGTAACTGTTCCTGTTACATCTATAGCACCTGAATTAATAGTGCCAACAGTTATATCTGGTGTACCTGATAAACCTATTGCAGTTATACCTAGTGCATTTATTTCAGCTTGAGTTTGATCTGTAGTTGCACCTGCTTCTATACCATCAAGCTTAGTTCCATCAGTTGCTATGTCTCTGCCATCAACTGTGCCTGTTACAGTTATATTTCCTGCTGATAGATCGTTACCTGCTAAGTGGATAGCCTTCCAAGAACCCCAAGCACTAGAACTTGAGCCATATCTTGTTTGCAAGTTACCTGCTTGATCGTATGCTATTTGTATTGGATATCCACCTGATAGGTCTGTGCCACTACCATATGATCTAAAAGTTAAAACACCTGCATAATTTCCACTGCCTGTAAGACCTATTGTAGTTTGTAATTTAAAATCAACATATAAGCCCTTATTTCTAGCAGAAGGTGAGCTATTAACATTTCGTGAATCTAAAGAAATAACGCTATTTGTTGAGCTACTTGATTTTGTAGGAGTATAGCCATTGTAACTAGCTATATTAGATAAGTTTCTTGAACTATCTATAACAGTTGTGCCATTTATTTGAATATCACCTCTACCAACATTTAGAGAACCACCAGTAGATATAAATAATGCTGTAGATGTAGAGCCATTTCCTGATGTGTTGCTATAGTCTGTCCAAAAACTCCAAGCACCATCTCTATACATAGCGGCAGGTTCATTCGTATTTCCTGTAGTTGGACTAGTGCCATATATTCTCAATGAATCGTTATCCCATGAAGGAATACCTATCCAAGCATTTTTAACTGAATTGTTAAATGCAAGTCTTGCATCTACACTTCCTGAAGCTGAGTTAACAGTTATATTTTGTGATGATGTCATACCATCAGTTGTAATACTTCCTGTTATATCAATCCCAGTTGAGGTTGTGGCTAATTTTGGAGAATTATTATGATATAGAGTAACTGCACCATTATTGTTAGCTGTTAAATAATCTTCTGTTCCGTCAGCTTTTTGTAAAGCAATACTTTGACTTGCACGAATATATAAATTACCTGTTCCTGCATCATCTATATAAGAATGTGTACCATTATGGTAAATTTCTAAATCACCTGCTGTACCAAATTTAGCTTTAACACTATCTAAAAATACTGTGTCTTTTAAGAATTTATTTTGTACTTGGCTTCCATCTAATTGAAAGTAAGTAGCTATACTTCCTGAACCATCATCTGATTGAAAATTAATATCTGCATCATCATTAGAATTTCTTATTATAAGATTACCAGTTTGTGCTTCTACATAATTATTAGTGCCATCATGATAAATCTGTAAATCACCACCACTACCCACTCTTAATCTTTGACTATCAGGAACTTGTACACTATGACTAAATTCAAATCTATCACCTGAAGTTTTCCAAAGTATAGTCGCATCATTACCTACGCTGACTGCATCTTGAATAGTTATACCTGCACCGTTTGCATTTGCAGATGTATCCCCACTACCATAATTTAAAGTAATGTTTTTATCTTTTACATCTAAATTAGTTGTATCTATAGTTGTGGTAGTTCCTTGTACATCTAGGTTGCCTTCTATTACAACATCATCTTCAAATGATTTAGAACCTCTTATTGTTCCACCTATATCAAGTGTGAATGTAGCATCACCTGATGAAAAAGAAGCACCTCCTGTAAGACTGCCACTTGATGTATTTATAGTTACACCTGTAATATCTCCTGCACCTGTATCTACAACTGCACCATTCCAGTATAAAGAACCACCAACATTGTAAAGTCTATTTGTAGTAGTAGATGGTGCTGAACCTTGTGATACTACTACTATAGGTGTTGTAGTTGAACCTGTGATTGTCGTATTTGCTAAAGTTACAAAAGGTGTTGTTACATTTCCATCTGCATTTTTTACCTCAAAGGTAGCTATAGTATTTTCTAGCCAACTATTACCATCTCCATTATCAGCCGCTCTACCTTTTATGTGGAATTTACCAACACCCATGCTGTTACCATCAGCACCACCTTTGGCTAATCCCCAATCAAAATCAAATGTAAAAAAGTCTTTACCCCAATCTCCATCAGGGTCTTCCCCAAATTCAAATTGTATTCTTTCTGTATCTGAATTTTGATAACTAGTTACACCACCTAAAGCACCGTTACCACTATTTAAAAATGTATAGTTAGCACTATCGTCACCACCTGTTGTACTATTAAAATCATTAAGAACTAAATTCGCACCTAATATATTTAAAGTATCAGAAGTACCAACATTACCGCCACCTGTTGAATAGGATATTGGTGCTGTGCCTGTTGTAACAGTTACTTCTGATGTTAAAGCACTAAATACGTTGTTAGCTGAAAAATGTCTAACTGCTATGTAATAAGTTGTACTAGCTTTTACACCATTGATAGATTCTTTAGCAGTTCCCTTACCAACTATAAAAGAGCCTATATATGTACCTGAAGAAGTTCCATAAAAAACTTCAGTACCTTGTACAAGATCATCAGGGTTATTTGTCCAAGATACATTTAAATCATAACCTGTAATTTCTAATGTGGTTGCTACAGCTAAACTAGTAGGCGGTGATACGCTAAAACTACCTGTAGAAACGCTAGAGCCTTCGTCTAACGGGTTTGTATAGCTACTAGATGCAAAGGTATAAACACTGTTATTTATCTCTTTGAGGTCAAGCCTAGTAGCTAAAACTTGAACACCATCTTTATCTAAAATTTCTAAATTTGTGCTTAAAACTTCAAAAACTTTGTTTGTATATCCTAATCTTTCATTTGTTAAGTAAACCCAATCAAAGGGTTGTAATTGCATATAAGCAATATTACAAACTACAGATAAAGCAGTTTTTTGTCTTGTATGTAATAAGGCTGTTCTTTGTAGCCTTTGTGCCATTGTAGTTGTATCTGTAAATGGCAATTGTATTTCTAAACTTTTTTTATAATTAGTCTGTGCTTCTCCAGTTGGTGTATCTTCACTTAAAAAGGTATTACTGGTAGCAGGATTTATTGTGGTTTCTAATGGTGAATCTGTAGCTACATAATTATTATTAGCATCAATATATACAGACTTAACTTGGTTAAATGTTTCACCTGAAGTTTGTCTCGTTTGTACTGTTATAGGTGCTAGAAGATTATCATCTGTAATGGTCATATCAGGTGTTACTGTTGCACCTGCAAACATTACAAATTTACCATCTATATAAGATAATTTACCTGCACATGAACTAAGTAAACCTTCTATAACACCACCACCGTCTGCAGACATATTAGTGATACCGTTAGCAGTATAGGATTTTTCTTTTATGGTTAATGTTGTTCCATCAGCTATAGTTTGTGCTGATGATAATTTAATTACATTTCCATCTCTTGAAGCAACTTTTACAGTTCCTACTATTCCAGTTCCTGTTACTAATTGACCTACATCTATAAGAGTAATGGAATTAGAAATATCAAGTGTTACTTGTGTTCCACTTACAGCACCATTAACTGTAGCTGTTGTAATCGTATTGCCATCAAACTCACAAGTATTAGCGGCAACTTTGAAACTGCCTAAAGCTGTAGAAGTATTAATTTCATCTGCTGTAGCTTTTAAGCCATACGTTGTATTTGTAATATAATCTAATACACATAAAGCAGGATTATCTGACCATGTATAAGTGCTTTCTGTTCCAAATGTTTGATTGCTATCTCTAGGGTCAAATACTTTTTTTCCTTTAACTACAAAAGACATAGGTGGAATACCACCACCAAAAGCTTCAGAATCAAAGACCATTTCAATAAATACATAAGCAACATCAATAAATTTATCTGATGTGGTTAATGATGTATTAGCTGTAACACTACTATCAGCAGTTGTTTGTGAACCATCTAAAAATCTATATCTTAAAAGATAACCACCACTAAAAGCATTATCATTATCAGAATTTATAAATTTTTGGTTAGTAGCATATTGAAATAAACCTACTGATGTAGAAGTTACAGATATATCATTTATAAGAACTTCATCTAAACTTTCTAACTCATGCCCTGCTAAAGTTACTATCATAGATAGTTTATGACTGTCTGTTCCTGAAGTTTCTATATGAGTTATTGTTCCACCAACTCTAGCTTGTCCATAGATTATTTGTCTAGGTGCTGTAGCTGTTTTAGTGGCTACTTTTGTACCAAAGTTTTCACTTGTAGCGTCTATTCCTTTTGATAAAAGACCACCTACCAAAGTACCAATAGCAGACAAAGCGGCAAATTCTGCTATAGCAATAGGAGTAAGACTTAAAAATGGTAAAATTGTTAAAGCCATGCCAATTGTAAAGGTAACTACAAAAACTTTAACTGCACTTTTGACTGCTTTAGCCATTAGATATTCTCCACACAGATAATATTTCTACGTTTTGTTTTATAGCTAGTCCACCATCTGTGGGTGTTATAACTTTACAACCGTCTGTAATGCCTACTAACTCAGATTCTTCTTTATATACCACTAGATCACCCTTTTGCATGTATGCTTTATCTATTTCTACAACTCCTTTAATCTTACATGCTTTAGCGATACTTTTTGCTAGTGTTCCCCCATATTCTTTTATAGATTTCATAGCTTCCTTTTCGTTTTTCCATGAAAGCTCTTTAGGTATTAAATCTTCACCAGTTATAGCTTTTATACAGGCATTAGAAAACTTGCAACAATCCCATGAACCCCATTTAAAACCCTTAAGTCTATTCGTTTCTATAAATTCATCAAATAATAACTGCCAATCATCTTTTTTTTTCATTATCTTTGTCTAGTATCCCTTATACTATCATTTCCACGATTGCTACCACCACCACCTGAATTAGAAGATGATCTTCCCCATATAATTTCTTTATCTTGTAAAGATTGCACTCTATCAAAACAAGTGTCACCTGCAGATATTCCTTGTTGTGATTCTTTTGTATATCTAAGGTTAGATGGTCTTTGTAAGTCTATAAGCCTATTTTCTGCATCTACACTTATTGTAGAGCCATTAGGGTCATCATTAATGGTCATTGATTGCATACGACCTTTGAACAAAGTCATAGTACCTGCAACGGTGTCTGTGCCACCTGAAAGGTATCCTAGATACACTGTAATAAATCTATTTTGATAGTTTTCGGTAAGTGCTAAATCTAGAACTGTGGAATCCATACCTGCTAATGCAACAGATAAACCACTAGATTTTAATTCTAAAGTATCTTCTATATTAGATATGCTTAAAAGAGTACCTGCACCAGTATAAGTATTGCCATCAAGAGATAAATCGTAATCACCACTCCAAACATATAAGGTATCTGTGTCAAATTCAGCTTTTACTGCTAAAAATAAAACTTGGTGATCAGATTCTAGATATTTGACGATATCACTATCTATACCACCTCTATTTGACATTTAAACTACCTCAATACATGAAAAAGATATTCCATAGTTAGATATATTATCTGCATCCCAATCTACATCTTTTGTTGTTAATCTAAACATACCTTTTGGTGATGCAAACCTTATTAGATGATTTTCTGTGATAGCAGTTCTTAATTTAGGTTGTATCTTAACTCCATAAGTATCTTCACCTGCATTTACATTAAGAGTTGCATCTTCTGTAACCATTACATATTGAACAGGATTAGCACCTGCTGTAGAACTACTTGTAATCTGTAAATAATCACCTTTTTTTATAGTACCTGTAGCACTATTACTGCTTGAAGATAAATTTAGACCTGTAGAACCTTTTTGATTAGATTTTATAGTACATGCAGGTCTATCTGCATCTGTAATTAAATTGATTGTATTTTCAGGTTGTACGGTAACGGTATAAGAATTAGCTTTTGCAGTTATTTTATGTGTTCCATTGTTTTCAGGATATTGTGAACCTGTAACAGAAATAAAATCACCTACTAGAGCATTTGCAAAAGGTGTAGTGTTACTAGGTGCTGTTATAGTATTTGCTGATGAAAAATCTAATTCTATATTAGCTGTTTGGTTAATTCTGTTTTTTGCTTTTAAATCATCTGTATTGTATGTACCTTGATTAAGCAAGGCATCAGGGTCTGCAAATTTAAACTGATTAACCATTCCATTACATTCTAAAAGAAAAGATTGCCAATTTTTAGCTACATCTCTACGCATAGGTGGAAGGCTTACAACCGCTTCCCAAAATACACCGTCATATTCCTGTGTTCTAAGTTTACCTGTATATGGAGAAGCTACAGTTCCTATAGTTCTTACTAGTTTAAAATTACTTCTAACAAAATTAGGAGTATTTGGCATTGTTACTAATTTACCCACCTACTAAACTCCTTCTAAAGTTACCACCACGCATTGCTGACTCTTGTACTGCCGCTTTAGTTACATCTGCTATCTGTGGCATCATCTTTGTAACCTCTGCCCTTACAGTAGGTACTATGCCTGTTGCAAAATTAACTGTTTGATATATGTTTACTGGTGTACCTCCACCCATAGCATTTTTGGTATTCATATTATTCATAATAGTGCCACCAGTATTAGGTACAAATATTTCAGCACCTCTTTCACCAACTAAAGTAGGCGTACCACCTTGTATAGTTCCACCACCTGCTAGTCTCATACCCACACCACCACCACCTGTGCTTACTTTTGGTGTCTTACCACCTCCAAACAAATCAATTGTATTTAAAGCATCATCACCTGTTAAATTAAAAATACTATTAATGATCTTATTTACTACAGCTAACTGCATAAATATAGCTATGATTTGTGAGACCATGCTTCTAGCAAATGATTTAAAGCTTTCTAGTCCGTTTTGACCATCCAACAAGCTATTCACAAAATCTGTAGTAAATGAATTAGAAGTGTTAATTACAGCCTGTTTTAGTTCATCTCCTAATACATCTTTAACATCTTCTGTAGCATCTTTAGTGTCTGCAAGTGCTTGTTGTAGTTGTGGTAGGGTTTCAATTCCTAAAACAGCAAATGCATCTTTATTTTGCTCTAAAATTAAAGCTAAATTTTCATTAGCAAAAGCATATTGATCTGTTTCTGTTATAAGCGAAGCAACTTTACTCCTTACAAAAGAAAAGGCATCAACAAGTTTTTTTTCTTCTACAGTAAGTTCTTTAACACCTTCACTAGTATTATTTAACTCTATACCTAAATCTTTAAGTGCAACACCCAAAGCATCTGAATCAGGTATTCCATTTTCTTTAAGAAAATCACTATTTTCTTCAAAAATTTGTTTTAATTGTGTTTGTGCGTTAGCAAATAAATCAGTTGTACCTTTTGCATCAATTAAAGATTTTTCTAGCATACCAAATACTTGTACTCTTTTACTTTCATTAAGTATTGCTTCTTTCTGCTCTTGTGTTAATTGTTTTTGACTCTTTGAAGCATCTCTTAATGCATTGCTTTCATCTGCCAAGGCTTTATTTAAATTAGTAACAAGTTGACTTGCTTCTTCTGCACTCATACCTGCATCTGTAAACAGTACTATCATTTTTTTAAAAAGTGCAATGGGCATACTTGCTGAATTTGATTGAGCAAATTTTGATATAGTATTATCTAAGAAACCTCTATCTTCTTCTGTTAAATCTCTTAAACTAGCCATTTCGTCTCTAATTTTTTGTATATTAGCTTTTGCAACCCTCACTCTCTCTGATTGCATTTCTTCAAAATCCATATCAGTTGTAATATTTGGAGACTGTAATTCTATACCTATTCCTGCTCCTCTAGATTTTGCTATAAGTATTGATAGTTTATTAATTAAATCTGTTGTTGAAATTACAAAACCTTTTAGCATTGCACCAAGACCACTTTCAAATACTTCATTACCTAAAGTTTTAAAAGCTATTGCCATATTTGATACAGCAACAGATAGGTTATCCATTTTAGAAACCATTGCTCCGCCAAATTGCTTTTCTAATACATTTACTAAAGCTTCAACAATAACCTGTGCTCCACCTGTTGTTTGACCAAATGCAGTTAATTCCATTCTAGATAGACCTAATTCTTCTTTAAGACCTTTAAATACATCAATACCCCTATCGGCTAACATATTTAATTCAACTAAACCTAACGCACCTGCTTCTGCTCTTTGAACAACCCTTACCATGGCTTCAAATGCACCCTGTTGATCTACTGCAACAGAAGCGGCATCAGCGAATGTCTGCATCATTCTTGTAGTTGGTTCTATACCAACTGAACCTAAACCAATAAATGCTTTAGTAACTGTATCTATTTGGAAAGGTGTTGTTTGTGAAAATCTTAAAATTCTATCAAATTGTTTATCACCTGCTTCTACTGAACCAAATACTGTATCAAGAGAATCTTTTAAATCTTCAAACTCCATTCCTGATCTAGCGGCAAATGTACCTAATTCTTTTATTCCTAATAGAACAGCACCTATTGCCGCAGGACCTGCTAATTTTTTAAGGCTTCCTGCTAAAGCACCTGATGCACCACCTACTGCACCAAAAGCCGCACCACCTACAGCACCTGTGGTGTTAAGCTTTCCTTTTATTTGATCTAAGTCTTTTTGTAGTTTTTTAGTATCGGCTCTAATTTGAATTACTAGTTCATCTATAGGTTTACTCATCAGGATATAACTCCATTAATTCGCTAAGACGATCACTGGTCATAGGCTTTTCTTTATCTTCTGAACCACCATTAAATTCTTTGAATCCATCTATAGCCATATAGACTTCTTTTGGGCTAGATTGCCAAAAATCGTTAGGAGACATACCCATCATGCCAACACAAATTGAAAAAAAGCGTTTGATGGGTAGGGAATCACTAGTTAATCCCCCTGTTTTTGCTTTCCCTCGTCTGCTTCTTCCTCTGAATCATCAGTTAGAGATTGTGCAATCAAGTTAGCAACTGCGGCTGTTGCTTTAACTATTCCTGCATTTTGTACTATTTTAACTACATCTTTTCTTTGAAAATCATTACCACCACCTCTTAGGGCAGGTAGTAACACATTTATGACTTCAGACATTCTTATATCTGCTTCTGCCATTCTTGTAGCTAATTTTATTATTCTAC